TCGCTGAACTCTTGGGCCTGCACTCCGAGCATCGTGTCAATCTCTTGGGATGATAGACCGAACCCTGCTGAGAGCATAGTCCGAGCCATCTCAAGAGTGATTTTCTCTTGCATGTACTGACGCACGATACGCATCAGGTTTTGGTACTCACGGCCCGATAGTTTCTTGATGTTGTCGTTGCTCGACAACTGCTCCACGGCTTGCGGTTGCTCGTCGGGTTGGGGATTAGGTCCAACTACGTCAGCAGGCTTCTCAAGCGGTTGCAGACCTGCCTTTTCCCGAAGTTCGTCTTGGGTCATTATCTGCAACAGGGCTTGTTCGCTTAGTCGCTCCGTGATAGGCTCAACGGGTATAAGTTCCATGCCTTCCACGCCATTGAAGGAGCCGAGGTAATTAATCATCCGCTCCACTTTGCGGACCCTGTCGTTGACGTAGGTTGCCTTGAATAACTCGTAGGCCTCGACCAATTCGTTGCGTCCACCTAATTGCCCCTCGGTCTTGACTCCGAAAAGCATCGGGTTGGTTACACGGTGAGCGATAAAGATTTCTTGTTGGATGGCCTTGTTCAAGATTTCGAACTGCTTATCCATGTCGCTCGGAGTAAGCGGTTCAAGTGTCGGGGCCTTGGCTGCATCGTCGTTGAAGGTAACCACAAAGCGACCAGCGTTGTCGGTTCCCGAAAACTTGCGTTTGATTTGCCTCTCGATGTCGCCCTGCTCTTCGGGGGTCGGGATGCCGTTGTTGAAGTTTATCAAGTAACCGCCCCAAAAGTTGTTGCGTAGGTTGTTGTTGTGGAAGTTGGCGACCTGTACGTCTGCCTCAATCCAAGCATTCCCTCCGATGTATTCGGGGAGAGGATAGTGCTTCACGCCTGCTGCGTACACACGATAGTAAAACAACTGCTTACCGAGGCGATTCTCCGGGTCGAATGCAGGGATTTTTTCGATGTCCCCGACCTTGGGGAAGAGTTGCATCATGTCGTCGTTGTACCAGTCCGCCACCTGAAACATCTTTTCTTCCTTGTCCACCCGGATTTTCTCAAACGGGACGTGTTCCATTTTGGCGATGGTCCCAAGTTTGGACCAAGTAACCGCAACCGCAAAGCCGTTGAATAACTCCAAGTCAAGGATCAGTTTCTCGGTGATGTCGTTTAGGTCCTCCGTGCTGGAAAGTCCGTCGAAGAACTTGATAAACCGGGCTTGTTGTTCTACGGTCAAGTCATCCCCTGCCTGCCAGCCTCCGCCCATGATGTAATTCACTTTCCCATTCACGATAGCGTTGTGCTTTGACGACCTGCGATAGTTGTCCAGCAGGTAGTAGGGGTATTCGTTCGCAAAGCCGTAGGTGATGTATTTGCCGGACCTGTTCTCCAGCATTACAGGAACCTTATGCTCTATCCCCAACCATTGGGTGAAGTGCTGCGTTGACTTGCTCATAGGGTGTGTACGGTGAATGAAAGGGCCGAAATCGTGATACTTTCACCGCTATCGACTGCGTTGACGTAGACGGTGAACTCATCATTGACCGCACCTGTAACGTAAGCCTCCGTATAAATCGCATGGCCGTCTGAGTGGCTTATTGTAATCTCGGTCATTGACTGGTCAATCGTTGTGCCGTTCTTGGCGATGTAGACTTTGATTTGGCGGTTGTTGCCCTGCTGCGCAAAGACCATGGATACAGCGATGCGAAGGGTTGCCCCTGTTGTGCCTGTGTAGGTCAGCGATGTCGTGGTCCTTGAAAAGTTGTAGGTTGACAAAACGCCTGATTTCATCGCACTTGTCAACTTGACTCTTTGCCCCTGCGTCGGGGTGAAAGTCGTGTCGGTGTCGAGGTAAAGGTTCGCAAATCCTCGCTCCCGGTTTAGCGTTGCGGTGTCTGCAAGGTCGTCGAATAGACCGCCTACACGGGATGCGGTGTTCGCCCCGGCAGCGGTTTCGTTGGTAATGGTTAAGGCGCTCGCTTGGAGTTCGCTTCGTGTTTGTACGCTCATTAGTTGAATGTTTGGTCAAAAGTTGGGTCGAATATGCCCCCGGCATAGACGTTGTAAGTGATTGAATTGGCGTAGGTGTTGAAGCCTATCGTTGCGGTTTGTAGAAAAGCCAAGCCCGTTTCAACGACCGCCAAAGCAGCGGCAACCGTGCTATTGGTATCGTAAACTTCATACTTATACGAGCCTGTTTCAAGCGACCCCACGGCAATCGAAAATTGGTCATAGCGGTTGGTATAGGATGACAGGTTGGCTGATTTCAGCAGGGTGTAATCAATCGTGGTATTCTTGGCAATGCTCGTGAGTCGCAGGATGTAGCGGTTTCCCGTGCTGGCTCGCTCGGTCCAAGTAACCGTTATCGTGTTGGTCGTGTCAGGGTTCAGGTAAAGCATCTGCTTGTAAATGTGCGATGCCCCCGAATTTCACAATTTGCGCCCAATCTGCCTGTATAGTTCGGCCCGCTTCTTGGCGGTTTCAGCCACGTTGAACCGCTTCTTGATGTCCCTCGTGAGGTTGTCAGCCAAGCCCTTACGCAGGTCGGGGTCAAGGATTAACTGCTTGATATACTTGTACCAGTCCTTGGGCTTGTTGTAGGGGACCAAGAACCCGTTCTCTCCGTGTTTGATTACGTCGGTGTAGGGGATGGTTTCGCTTGCAATGATGGCTTTGTTCATCCACCCTGCCTCTACGACCTTCAACTCGGATTTGAGTTTGTTGAACTTGGTGTCCCGGAGCGGTGCAAGGGTAACGTTCACGAAGTTGTAGCCCCCGACGTAGGAGTAGATGTCCGCTGCTTGGATTCGTCCGTAGTTCGGGTTGTTCCCTTGGTCGCTGATGATTTTCTCGTAGCCTTCATACACGGGGTTGTTGTCGTTCCACCCTCCAAGATAGAGGCGGTACTTGCCATCCAAGTTTGCATCCCAGCGTAGTTTCTGCATCCCTTCCCTGAGCAGTTCCATGTCCTCGCCATGCTGCGCCCCACCGAACCAACCGAACTTGACGAGGTGCTTGTCGGGTTCTTCTTCGGGATTGGGAATGAACTGCTGATAGGCTTCGTATGGCTCATTCTGCAAGATGCTCACATTCGCATTTAGAGGCCGTATGCGGGCAGCAAGATGCTCGGTGGTACAAGTTACCCAGTCAGCCAATTTGATGTGCTTGCGGATGACCTCTGCGAGTTTGGACTCGTGGTAGTGGCGGTACATGATGTGGCCCGATTCAAGCACCCAGTAATCGTCAAGGTCAAGGATGACTTTGGCCCCGAATTGGGTGAGGGCTTTATAGACGTTCTCCACCTGCTCCATCGTGCCTTGACACCAAAGCCTGCTGAACAAGAACAGGTCAATCGACTTCAACCCCTCGTCGCTGATGGTCGTGATATTCTCAACGCACACATAGTCAAACTCCGGGTAGTTGTCGCCAAGGTATGCGTTCGGCATTTCAAGGCGGTAGTAACTGCACCCGGTTGGATGGGCGTTGTAAACGATACAAATCTTCATGGCCGTAAAAATAAGAAGGGCAGCCATTGCTGACTGCCCCTCTCAAACCTCAGATGATGAAAACCTAAGTCAAAGATACTACGAACCGAGTATCTGCGCAGTCGATGGTGAAAAGACTGTGGATGCAATCACGAACATCGGGTCGGGTTCCATCCCGGTCAAAGTCAATTCGTATCCGCTGCGGTCCCCGAAGGCAGTACCAGTTCCAGCGGTTCCAGCAGTTGCCTCCAAGCCGTTGGCAGAACCCAGCAACCAATAGCGGTTGTTGTTGTCTTGGACGATGACGATGACACGGTTGCGGACCAGCAGACGCAGTTCGTTGCGGACTGCGACTTGCAGTTTGTTGATGGTGAAGGTTACTTCGGGGGTGTAATAAACCGAGCCATTCTCGATGCTCGCATTCAAGGTTTCAGTCAAAGAGGACGTAGCCTTGGTCAAGTCATACTCAAAGAACCCACCCGAAGCGTACCCCGTGAAGCCCGTTACCGCACCTGAAAGGTTAGCGTTACAGGACCCCGTTGGGATAAAGGATTGGACGTAAATTGTTTTGATGCCACCGACTGAATCTCGGCATCCAAGGGCGTAGCCAGTTGTTAAGGAGCAGGACATATGTGTATTTGGGTTTTAAGTTTCAAGAGAACAAAAAAGTGAGGGGAGGTTTCCCTCCCCCCTACACATTAGGTCAAGCGGAAGTCTACGATGAGGTCGGGATAAGCGACTTGGACACCTGCTTTGAAGGCTGCTTGGAAGCGAACTTCGTCGTTGTCTTTGGAGAACCAGATTGAGAACTGCTCCTCATCGGACAAAAGGTCGGTTCCGTAGAAGAAGTTACCGAGGTAAGACGAAACGATGCGGTTCGTGCCAGTCAAGCCGGGGACTGCAATGACACGGACATTCGTGCCGGGATACATAATATCGCCATCCGCAAGGCCAGCCAAGTCAACCTGATTGTACAGAACGTTAGCGGTTGATTTGAACGCACCAAGCAACGTACGGAAGTTGTCCCAACCGCAGAAGATTACGAGGTCAGTCTTGGTCAAGATGGCCTGCGGAATTTGGTTGTAGATGCCGTCGAAGATGGCGATGGCATTGCCTGTGGTGATACCAACGGAGGCTGATACCGCTCCTGTGTTACCGCTGATGGTTGAACCCGATGCAGCGTTCAACAACTGGTTGACACCTGAAAAGTAGGTGTTGCCCTTCCAGATTGCGTTCTCCAACGCTTCTGCGATACGGAGAGCCTTCTGCTCGGAGAAAGCCTGCTCGAAAGGAACACTGTCGTAGGTAGAGCCAGCAGTCAACTGGGTCTGCATCCAGTATTGCTCCAAGGAACGAGGACACAAGGTTTCTTGCACTTTCATACGGCCAACGGTGATATTCCGCTGGGTGAAGGCAGTCGTGCCTGAAGTTGTGTAACCGCAAGCATCACCGCTCTGCAATTGTGCATCGGTGTCCATGAGGTTGAGGGCAGCAGCGAACTTGATGCCCACCTGCTTGGTGAACAGGGCTGCTGAACGGGCCGAGAACACGGCCTTGGTGATGAGAGGGAGCCTCTCTTGGTCGGTGTAGGAGGTTAATCCTGTGAACGAATATGCCATTGTTAATGGGGGTTTAGGGGTTTAGTTTTTTTTGAGTGATTGAAGTGCTTGTGCGAGTGCGTTAAAGTTCTGCGAGGCTTGGGCCTTGCGTTGCTCAACGATTGCGGAACCGCTTGCTTTTGGGGCTTCGGCTGGGAGTTCGGAAACCTTCTCGACGATGTCGGCCATGGTTTCAACCTGCGATGCGAATGCGGACATTTTCTCCTTCATCTTGCCCATCTCGGCATAGGCTACCTTGAGTTCTTCCATGATGGCTCCGAGGTGCTTGGCAACGATGGCCTCAACGACTTCGGGGGTCATGGCAGGATAGGCTTCCTTGATTTCTTCGGTTACCTCAACGGCCACTTCGGGGGTGATTTCAGCAGCAACGGGCAACGGCTCGATGACCGGGGTTGCTACTTCGGCAGCGATGACCTCAACGATTTTGCCTCCTTCGGTCTTGATTGTGCCAACGCCTTCGACAACATGCTCGCCATCGGGTGCAGGGAGAGTGCCGTCCTCGGCTACAACGTAAACGGCAGTACCTGCAACGAGGTCGCCATCAACACGGACAACCGTGCCATCGGTCAACTTGTAGTCAGCGAAGGACTGCTTTTGGGTGCTGAATTTGCGAAGTTCACTGCGCAGGGATTCGATTGCGTTTTTCAGGTTCATAGTTAGTGGGATTTGTAGGTGGGGGTTAATTGTTGCAAAAAAGCGGTAAGTTCATCGGCCAAGCCAGCGAGTGCGACCTCCATTTCGGATTCGGTCTTGTCCATCCCGAAGAGTCCCTCAACGGAGAAACCCCTGAACAGGTTGCGGTTGTCCCAAACTTCGTCGTTTTCAACTTTGAAGGAACCGAACCAAGAGCCGTCGGGTGTGTCCTCGTAGCCCTTGGGTGGCATGATGCCACGCTCGGAGTCGGTTATAAATGACTCGAACATGAACACGCCATCCAGTTCGGCATTGTGGTAAGCGTTGACGTTGTGCTGGTTGCCTTGCTTGAAGTACTTTTGGACTATCTTTCGGATGGTCGCTTTGTCAAAGACGACGTAGTACTCGCCATAGGTTTCGTCCTTGCGAAAGATGGGGGTGTCTGCAAGCATGAGAGGGCCAGTAAGCACTCTCCGTTCGCCTGTTTCGGTGAAGCGTTGTGGTGTCTTTGCGAAGGCTTGGAATGGCCGTTCGATGGCCGGCATATCGGTCAGGGCCACGAATTGGACCCCTTCATCCACCTCGTCCACGGTCATCCTGTAAATGGGTAGTTCCATGCAGGTAAATGTGGTTAGGCTCCAAGAGTTGCAAATTCCTCCAACCTCCGAACCCTGCGAGTGCTTTGGGTGATATCCCTCTCCACCACATAGGCTCGCATCGGTGATGAACCTTGGCCTTGGCCTGCCGAGAGTTCGCCCGTCCCGAGGTTGGTCGTTTGTGGGTTCGCAAAGATGGGCGGTGGTGCTGCGCTTGCTCCTGCACCCGTTACGTCTGCACCGGGTGAGCCTGCACCTGCTCCGCCTTGGAATTGTTGAGCCTTAATCTTGGCGACGTTTGCAAGACCAGCAGCAAGAGCAAGACCTGCCTCTACAAACCTTTGTCCGGGGAACACGGATTCACTGGGCTTCAAAGCGAGTGCCGAACTGACGGCAAGGTAGGTGTTCACGACGGCTTGGGCAATGGACGCAGCCTTGGCGACATTGAAAGCCCGCTTTTGTGCTGCCTCGCTCTTTCCGGCCGATGCGATGATGATGTCGTTGATGACCGCAAAGGACTGACCGACGTATTTCTCACGCAATCCAGCAAGGTCTTGCTCACGCTGGGCTTGACCCATCTTGGACTTTGCGTCAGCCGTGTCCACCTGCATCCGCCTTTGTGCTTCGGACTGCATGGCTTTGATTTGCAGTTGCTCCTGTTGGCTTAACCTATCCAACTCCATTTCGTAGAGTTGCAGATTCAAGTCCTCCACAAACTTGATGATGGCGTTGTTCTCCTCTCTCAACCGCTCCAAACGCTTTTGGGTGGCTTCTGCTTCCTTGCGTTGGCGTTCTTTGACCTGTGCCTCCCTCTTTTGGTCTGCTGCGATTTGGGCGTTCGTGTGGGCTTCGTATGCGTCCCTGTAATTGGAAAGGGCTGCTTCTTCACGCATCAAAGCATCCTCCCTCGCTTTCGCTGCGATGGCTGGGTCGGGTAGGTTCAGGAACCTGCGGACCGCTGCGGTGAGTTCATCCCACTTGGCGATAAGTAGCCCTACGGCTGCAATGGCTGCACCGATACCCGTTGCAAGGAGGGCGATTCGAAACGCCTTCATGGCCCCGGTACTTGCCCCGACTGCGGTTGCGTAGAGGGCTTGTGCTGCTGCTTGGCCTTGGGTGATTAGGATGGAGTCCTTGTTGAGCAGGTTGGCAACCTGTTGCACTCCGTTAGCGAGAGCCATCGCCCCTTGGACCTTCAACAACGCCTTCTGCAAGTCCTCATTCTCGGACCCGAACAACGCTGCTGCACCTTGAGCGATTTGGAAGCCAGCGGTGATTCCTTGGATTCCAGCGACGAAGGTGTCGATGTTGCGAGTGTCGGAGGCGAGGTTCTTAATCCGCTGCCCCGTGTCCCCGATTTGGTCTTTGAGTTTCCCCGCCTCCTGCTCCATCTCCTTAAACGCCTTCGTGCCTTCTTGCCCGGCCAAGGACATATCGATAAGCGTCTTTTGGAGTTCACGCAGACGCTGCTTCGCACTCGTCGTTCCTTGTGCGGTTGAGTCTTTAAGCCCTACTTCGAGGACGATTTCTTTTGTAACTGCCATAGTGTTTATTTATCCTGCCATGATGGTATTCCCGACGCAACCTCCAAGACCTGACCTTCGGTTCCTATTCCCAAGTTTTTCCAAGCGGTGCCATCCCAATACTTGATGTCGCCTGCTGCATCGCCCGGAGTAAACCCTGCACCTGCTGGACCGACCGCACCTGTTGCTCCAGTCGCACCTGTTTCACCGGGAGGACCTGCAACCGCTGGCAGTTCCTTGACCGATGGAATCGGGGGGACTTCGTTCGGGTAATCCGAGTCCGTTGCCGGAACAGGTCCGTCGTAGGGTAGGTAACCAATTTGCTTGAACACGAACTCGGTTAGGTTGAGAATCCTGCGAAGGGTTACCCGGCAAGGCTTCTGCTGACCTATCTCGTAGTCCCGAATCTCAAGCAGCCTCCAACGGACCCCTCCGTAGTAGATGGGAGTGCGAAAGTCAAGTTGGCTGATGTCCACGGCATTGAGCATGATGGAGAGTTCCAACTGCATCGCTTCACGGCTGACCGTTTCTTGGATGAAGTTCCACCAATAGATGTTGAAGAGGTTGTTGTTCGTGTATAGGTAAGGGTCGCTATTTGCGGCGACATTCACCGCATAGTACAACTGTTTGGGGATTCCAAAGGCGAGGTCGAAGTTTGCGTCGTAGGGGTTATTGATGTGGCTGACAAAGGGCAGATTCAGCAACGACTCTGCGAGTGCTACCGAACCGCTGACCCCGTATTGGTAGGCCCACGTCGTCGGTGCTTCGATGAGGTTGTATTGGGCTATGCGGTAACCGCTCTGCAAGGTCTTGATGGTTCCCGACAAAGCGGAGCCATCCAAGTCCCAAGCCCTGCCGATTACCTTGTCGGTCGTAAAATTCGCAGGGATCAGGGTGCTGCAAGCGAGTTCGACGACGTTCTCGCCTTTGCCGTAGAAGTTGTCGGTCGTGAAGATTCGCCCTCCGTAGCCTTCCTTCGCCAATGGGTAGTTCGATTTATCCAACTTGGATAAATAATCCCCGGCATCCTTGTACTTGAACACGATGGTCTTGTATTGGTTCGGGTCCCCGTTCGTGATGTTCTGCTCTGCGTTCTCATCCGATTTCTGCGACCAGTCCACGACCCCTGATGAATAGAAGTCCACCCAAGGCTCCACGATGAGGTTCTTGGGGTCGTCTGGGTCCGGCATGAAGTAGAGGTTGAACATCTTTTGCAGGTCTTGCAAGAGGTCGCTCTGCTTCACGTCAGCAGGCAGGGCCGTAGCCATATTAACTTGCTGGGTTGGGAATGATAACGGGTTATCCAAGCACTCCCATAGCACCGTTGCACCCGACAATATTGTCGCACCACTCGCAAAGGCATTAAAAAAACTAGTAAATACAAAACCAATATTTGCGGTTATGTTCGCAGGTATAGTGATATTGGAGAATGTGGTTGATTGTAAGCCTGTAAGCCCTCCGGGTGCTTCAAGGGTTATTCCCTGAATAACCGAAATATCCCCAGAATTGGTCAAGTCCCTGATTGACATATTAAACCTCAACCTACTTTCAGCAGGGAATTGCCCGTGTCTCAATGCATAGTTAACCGTTACATTCCAACGAGTTGGTGCTGATGGAGCGACAAAGGTGCTAGATGATGGAACCCAATAGCCGGGGCGGTCGTAGTAACTACCCGTTTCATCTTGAAACCGCATCGTGAGGTTTTGGTTAAGGGTCCCACTTACATTACCCGTACTACCCACAAAAATCGCAGACCCTGATAAGTTGAGGGACACATCTCCAGCAGCGTAAGGAATGACCAACTTCCCGAACCGCTCGGAATTAAAGAACTCCGAGGTGTAGCGATACCCTGCCTGTGCGAAGATGAGGTCCACCATCTTCTTCACATAAATGCTCGGGGTCATCTTGTAGAAGGGAACCGCAAACCACCCCTGCGTAACCACGTCCGTGTAGCCGTAGGAATCAACCAAGCCGTAAACGTAACCGCTCGCACCCGATGCCGTCCAAGTTGCAGAAACATGAGCAGAGGTCAGCGTGTGGTTCATTCCGGTAACGCCGGCAGTTGTCGCAAGGAGGTTGCCCTCAATGGACTTAAACAGGCTCACATCGTCCGAGAACAAGCCAACCTCGTAGGTAACCTCGCCCCGAATCTTGGACATGGAAATCAGTTGCAGGACCCCGCTGAACACTTGGACACCGTCCTCCCACATCGCTGCACGAATCTTCTTGTTCGGTTGGAATCCACCAACGAAGGACTGGATGTTGTAAGCGTAGCCAAAGCAGGCCCTGTTGGTTGGCGTGTTTGGTAGGGTTATCGTCTTGGAGAAAGACCCTCTTCGCTTGGTGATGTCGGCAATATCCTCGACCGAAAACGTGAGGGCGATGTTGATTTCGCCCATCGTGTCAAGGATGTAGGGAACCTCTGCGTTGGAATCGTTGAGAGGGTAGGCGATGAGGGTTACGCTCATAGGATGTTGTTCTTGTAGGCGACTGCAACCTCGACCTGCAACTGCGTGAGGCGGTCGTTCCTTCGGGTCGTGAATTGGTAAGTGTTGGCGTTGACGATGGCTTCAACAAGTTGCCCATCCAGTTCAAGCCATACCTGCCCCGACCTGACCATCTCAATCAGCCAAGCGGATTCTGCATCCGTCAGCCAGTCGGAGTTGAGTGCGTAAACGTAGTCGAACTCCCCTGCCCACACTTTGTCGTAGGTGGTGGTTGCGTAAACGTCCGAGTTGTAGCCGAACGTCTGCCGGGTAATGTTGGCCCGCTTGCGGTTCTTGAGCGTGAAGGTGTAGGAGTCAATGCCCCCGTACTTGTTTTGGAAGTGAACTGGGATGGAGTTGAACCGCTGGCATTGCCCGATGACGTAGCGTTGACGAATCGTGATGTTTGACCCCCTTGAGAAGTAAACGTCGTAGAAGTCCCCGGGATTGCCTTGGAATAGGTAATCTCCGGGGTTCCCGTCCAAGCATTGCCCCGACGTGAGGGCTTTTAAATTCATTGGCCCGACCCCGAAGCGGATGACATTCGACCCCGATACACTCGACGCTAACACATCGAACTGCCTTGCAAAGGTCGCTCCTGTTGCACTCCAGTATTGGATGTAAGCCTTCTCGACCGCGTAGTTAAACTGCCCGATGGAAAGCCATCCGTAGCCGTCCGCATAGACCGTGCGAGTCGTAGGAGTTGTTAGCATTCGATTCGTGTTGTTGACGATAACACCGCTTGGGAAGTAAAGGGTGCTACTCCAAGTCGCAAGTTCTAACTGCTCCAAGTTTCCTGCAAAGGAAACACGACCCGACACGGTGGTAACCGTTCCTGTCTGCACGACAGGCGTGTTTCCGTATTCCTCCATGAAGTCGAGCCTGTAACCCGAATAATACCCGGCATGGTCCACAAAACCCGTTTGGGTCAGCGTTGGCTTGGTAGGTGCAATCAGGGTTTCAACGACCTTGGCCACATCAAAGAAGCCGAAGTTAGTTGTGGGCAGTTTGTCGCACTTGAGCCGGGCAAGGGTCGTCCCTGCTGGGTTCTTGACATCGCAGACGTACCTGTAATTGGGTTGTGCAATCAGCGAACCGCTGACCTTGAAAAGCATCTTGTTGTAAACGGGTGTAGCCACTTGGGGCGACCCGGATAGGACGGTTGTTGCCATTTTATCTTGTTGTTGCTACGCTTATGGATTTGCCAAGGGTTTCAGCGATGGTGTTCACCAAAACGTCTATCATTTCGGGGGATAGGGCGTTAGACATGAAGTTTGTGGCCCGTGTTCCTCGTTGGAATACCCAATAGGCTACCGACCTGCCATCCATCAACCCCTGCTCCTGCTTCGTCCGCATCCGCTTGAGTTCACGGGAATAGGTTGGCACAACTGCTTTTTCCTTGTTGGCTATCCAATCGGCCATTGCTTGGGCAGGTGGGTACTTGTCCCTGTATTGGAACGGCGACCTTGGAGCCTTTAGGCTTGACGTTTTGCCTCGCACCCCTTGGTCCACGTACTTCCAATAGGGGTTAGCCATGATAGCCACCACGATTTGCTTTGCTGAAAGTTCGATGTCTTCGGGTGTGATGGATGCCGATAGCGTTCCCCCTGCGTTGGCGTTGGCTGCTTCGAGGTTTTTCTTCGCAAGTTCAATGACCCTTGCGACCCACTTGACCAGCACGTCATAGGTGGGCGACTTGCCTCCACCTTTGGGTCCTACGATTGAACCAATACCCTCCAAAGCGGTTTGGTCGATGCCTTTCATCGAACCGCTGCCGAACTTGCCTACGGGCTTACCATTGGCGAGGATGGTTGTTTCCATACGGGTAAATGTCCCCCGTGTTGGAATGTGTAGTCAGGACAGGATTCGAACCTGTATCGATGAATTACCCAGCTTCAACTGCTTAAGTATAGCGTCTACCATTCCGCCACCTGACTAATGCAAATATACTACTTTCTTCTCGCTCGCTCCGCTTCCATACGTTCCGCTTCCAAGATGTCGTGAATCAGCAGGGCGTAGTTCAGGAACTCCACCGCTTTCATTGCGAAGATGGCATCGAATTTCAGTACGTCCTTGTTTGCCATCCTCCACACCACCATCAGCCATCCGTAGCCAGCGAGCGGGCTTACGTCAACTCCCCTGCCTTCGTCATCAGGTGCTTGGAATAGTCGCTCAAAACTTTCAAGTAGGATTCTGAACTTAGCAAAAAAAAACTGACAACCCCCCAAACGTCCCCGACCTTGGCGTGCTTCTTCATCAGTTCGGCTCGCTCCGCATGAGCAGCCCCGTCGTACTTTTTCGGAAAGAATCCGAATAGACCGCCCTCCCTGCACAAGGTCGCCATGATGCGATGAAGGTTTTGCAACAACTGCTTTTCGTCCGTCGTGTTTGCGTCCATTAACTCTATCAACTGCCCAGCCGTCAACTCATCCGTAAACACCGTCGGAATCCACCACTTGCCCCCGGCTTTGAACTTTCGCTTGTACCCAAGGGCAGGTAAGGCGTTCCACTCGCTGATAATGGCCTTGTAACGCTTTAGGACGCTCTTGGCGGGCATTTCTCGAACGATTGATA